ATCAGAGATTTGATTTTGTGGGTTTACGCCACGGGATACCCCAAAGCGTTGGACGTGTCCAAAGCAATCGACGCCACCGACGCAAAAGACCAACAGCGAGCCCGCCGTTTGCGTTTTACCGAATGGGTACGTTCCCAAGGTGTTACCGCCAAACAAATCGACGTGGCCACAGGCACGAACATGGGGGGCCATTACGTGAGCCCTAAAAGCCAACCGGCAATAATGACGCGTGAACATTTGGAGCATTGCCGCCATTTGTTCGCCGACGTTCCGGCGTGGGTTGAAGCCGAAACGAACCAGAGAAGCGTGGAGAGCGAAAATCTGGCCAAACGCAAAGTGATAGCAACCAGGCGGACCCACGATTTGAAAACCGACCGCCCCGTGGCGATTGCAGCCCAAAACAAACGGAACACCACCCACAAGGAAATCGAGATAACCGAGCCGTCGACGCCCGAGGGTTTGGCGTGGAAAGGTTGGTACACCGCAATTAAGCCTGCATGTGAACCGATAACACTGGCCCGCAAACCGTTGGCCGGTACCGTGGCCGAGACTGTTTTGGAGTTTGGGACCGGTGCGTTGAACGTTGGAGCGTGCCAAGCCAGAACCGGACGATGGCCAACCAACGTTTGGCACGATGCAAGCCCGGACGCGTGCCGGGTGTTGCAGGATGCCGCGCGGGTGTGTTACGTTCCCAAGCCGACCCGAGCCGAACGCGATCGCGGGTTGGATGATATAAACGACCACCCGACGGTCAAACCCGTTGATTTAATGCGGCAATTGGTGCGTTTGATTACCCCCGCCGGCGGCGTGGTTTTGGATCCGTTTTTGGGTTCAGGAACCACGGGCGTTGCCGCCATTTCAACCGGGTTTCGATTCGTTGGCATCGAATCGGACAAAGCACACATGGCCAAAGCACGCCGACGCGTGAGGGCAGCCCACGCTAGGGTTGTAAATCATGGCCGCCAATTGGATTTGTTTTGAGAGGACCAAAAAATGAAGCCAAACCCTATAGATAGGCGAAAACCACGCCCCGAATTTTCACCAGTTAAAAACGCAATCCTCGAACGGCCAATGCTCTTTTCCGGGCCTATGGTCAGGTCCATTTTGGAGGGACGAAAGACCCAAACTCGGAGAATCGTAAAGCCACAGCCACCGGGTTGTTCCAAGCCTTGCTGGAAGATCGGCGAACGGTTGTGGGTGCGGGAAACATGGCAACACACAGGGCCAGAGCACAGCAAACAGCCCGGATACGTATACCGTGCCGACGATGCGAAATGGGAGTCGCTACCAGGCTGGGTTTGGAAACCTTCCATTTTCATGCCACGCAAAGCATGTAGGATTGTTTTGGAAATCGAGAACATTCGCGTCGAGCGATTGCACCAAATCACAAACGCCGACTGTGTGGCCGAGGGACAAGAACCCATTGGGGAGGAAGTCCACCATCAATGGGGAAGCGTCCAAGCTGGCAAGTTTAACAACAAATACAGCACGGTTCGGCAATTATTCTCTGAGTTGTGGACTGAAATTCACGGGCCGAATTCATGGAACGAAAACCCATGGGTTTGGGTGATTCAATTTCGAAAGATCGAGGACAGGTAAATGAAGCCAAACCCCATGGATGGGCTACCACCACGCCCCGAATTTCTACCAGGGCGGTGTGGGACGTGCCGGTTTTGGATTGATACGGCCGCAGTTCAACACGTGCGCCATAAAGAACCAACCGAAAACTTTAACCAGTACAGCCGCGAGTGTTGGGCCGAAAACCCGAATACCGTTCCAAGGGATCGCCGGGCAAGCACTGGTCCATTTGATTTGTGCCGACATTGGACGCCGGGCCAAAGCTAGGACACCCGAGGGCCACGCCATAAACTCGGGGGACCATGGCCACCTTAGCAGACCTACAGACCAAAACCGATGCAGCAATCGCCGCGTTTGAAGCAGGAAACCACACCACGGCGGCCACGTTGGCCCAATCGTGTCTGTTGATTATCGCCACCACCCCCGACACGCAATTCGACGGCGGGGACTCTATCCGATTTGATCGCCAAGGGGCGACCATGGCGTTGCAGCAAATCGTCAAAACGTGCAACCAACGCCGAGCCGCCGCAAAGGGGCCAGTTTTTGAGCGTCCAATCGAGTACCGCAGGGGATAGCATGGCCGACCAACCAACGTGGGGTGTATGGGAAGTTTCCGCAATCCAGAACCAACGCGGCACTCGCCGACATTGGGAAGCGGCCCAAACGGATCGGTTGAATTATTCGCACTGGGAACAGGCCAGCGACAACCCGTTACAGGATTTACGCACCGATTTGGTGGAGCTACACCGACGCGTTCGGCACGAAGCTATCAACAACGGGGTTTTGGACTCGGCGATTGAAACCCAACAAACCAACGTGGTAAGCGCCCGGGGGCCAGCGTTGCAGGTGTTGACCGAGGACAACGCGTTCAACGACGAAATCGAGGCGTTGTTTTGGCAATGGGCCGAGCGTTGCGAATACCAGGCCGGTTTATCGTTGGTCGATTTGCTAGACGGTTGGGTGGCCCAATATATGATTTACGGCGAAATTTTCGCGCGTGAAATCGTTGGCCGCAGCGTGAGCGATTACCAGATTTTAGACTTAGGGCCGGAAGCGTTGGACACCACGTTGTTGGCCAAAAACGTGCACAGCGGAGTTGAAACCGACGACCGGGGCAAGGTGACGCACTACCGAGTTTTTGACCCGACCAACCCAACCGCAAAAGATCGGTTACCCGCGAGTTTGTGTTTGCACTACTACCGCAGGAAATTTGCGATGCAACGCCGTGGGTTTCCAGGTTTCGCAAGCGTACTACAGCCCGCCGCGGATTTGAGGGACTACGACGAACAGGTTCAAGACGCGGCCCGAGCCGCCGCAGACCACGCGGTTTATTTTTGTACCAACCACGCCGATTCAGAGTTTGCCGAACCGAGCCAAACAACGCGTAAAATTCAACGCCGGGTTGAAAAGTACATCGCACCGGGTTGGGAACCCAAGGGCATACCAGCACACCAACCGGCCGTGACCTATCGAGAATATCGAAAAGAAAAAATGACCGATTTGGGCAACGCGTTGGAAATGCCGTGGATGATACTGCGAAAAGACGCGTCAAACCATAACATGAGTTCGGCCCGTTTTGACGGTTCGAGGTACGCCAAAGCGGTTGAACGTCTGCAGGCAAAATTGGAACGCCGGTTTTTAAACGCGATTGTTCGGCGTTTGGTTCGGATCGCCCAATACAGTGGCGTGATTGGACCAACCCCACGGCAAAACAAATGGGAACGTTTGGCGTTTGAGTTCCCAAACATTGTGCTGCCCATTTCGTGGACGTGGCCGAAACCGCCACCGGTAGACCATTTGAAGGATGCCATGGCCGAGCGAATCAAGCTTGAAAACGGGACGTTGGCACTATCCGAAGCCATCGTCGCCGATGGACGCCGCCCGGAGGAAACGTTGCGGATCCGTGCAAAAGACAACCAAGCCCTCCAAAAAATGGGTTTGCCAATCCTATTTGGCAGCGTTCCAACCACGTTTACCCCCGAGGAAATCGCCGCATTGAATCAAATATCCGATCCAATCGACGCAACACCAGGCACGCCCCCGATTGATACCCAAACCGAATTGGAGCAACCCTAGACCATGGACCAAAAAACCGCTATCCGTCGCAAGTCTCGATCAACCAAAACCGCCCAGCGCCGAGCCGCACCAGCTAAGGCACCGGGCACACTGGACGCCAAGGCGCGAACAGTCCGGGCAACAATTGCCACCGATACCCCCGTCGCAATTTGGGACGACCTTGGAAATGGGGAGTATGGGTACATCGACGAGGTGTTGTTACCCGCGGGAATGATCGAACCGCGAAAAATGCCGTTGCGTGTCGATCATAATTCCTATTCGGCCCGGGGGGTTATTGGACGGGTTACCGATTTTGAAATCAGCGAAACCGAGGTCAACGCGGTTTTGCAATTCAGTGCCGCGGCCGACGTGCAAGAAATATACCAACGCGTTAGCGAGGGGCATTTGGACGAGGTTTCCATTGGGGCAACCTACCGCATGGCAGACACCACCACGTTGCAGCCCGGCCAAATGGCCGAGTTCGACGGGCGGAAATACACCGCCATCGACAGGCCAATGCGAGTTGTTGAAAAATGGGCAGCGCAGGAAACCAGCGTTGTTGATTTTGGGGCCGACCCAAGGGCGGTTATTCGTTCTCAAATTAGGACAGCAAAAGGTATTGCAGCACAATTGAAGCAAACACCCGGCACAGGTGGGCCAATTTCAACAAGCAGGGACGATATGAAAACCAGAGTTAAACGCGGCCAACCCCGCAACACAGCCCAAGGTACCAGCGCGGACCAAAAGCAACGCCAAGCAGCCCGACGAGCCGTTCGTTCAGTTGTGGCGAAACAAAGCGCCGAGGGCCCCGACGATAACGACGCCGACGACACCGACGGCGTGGAATCGCAAACCACACAACGGGCACACCGCCCCGGTGCACGTGAGGCGCTCGAGCAAGCCGACCGCCGAGCCGCCGAACGTGCCGGAAGTTCCGCGACGGCCGAACAAATCGAAACCGCCCGCCGCGAGGAACGCGCACGCGTTGGCCGGATCCGCGAACTAGGCCAGGGCGAACCCGACGAATTGGTGACCCGAGCGATTAACGACGGTTTGACCCCCGAGCAATTCGGTTTGGCCGTTTTGGAAAGGATGCGGGGGCAATCCGCCGCGCATCAAACCGCACAAAGCGGGGACGGTGTAAACCGAGCCGCCGCCGTGCACAGCAAACGCCGCGTTGGCGTTGAAGCTCTGCAGGCCGCCGTTTTAATGCGTGCGGGAATCAACCTACAAAACCCGGTGTTTGGAACGGAAGCCGCCCGGGTGGTTCTCGAGAGAAACCATTGCGGTTGGTTGCACCGGTTCAACGCCGAGATTGGCGGAGAGGGCAATTCGGAACTGGAGCAACACATCGACGTTGGCCGCCGGTTTTATTCCGACAGCGCGGCCCGGACGTGTGAACGCATTTTGGAAATCGACGGTAACCGGGACTCCGGGGACGTTGAAGAAATGGTCCAACGTGCGTTTTCCACGCCCTATTTGCCCCGAGTATTCGGCGCCATCGTTTCGGTGGGGTTGATTCAGGGTTATATGGAATTTCAGGATTCAACCCGCGGTTGGACTTCCCAAGCCGATTGGAACGATTTTCGATTGAACCAACCGATTGGGTTGGATATGACCCAGGGATTGCGAAAGCACATCAAGGGCACCACGGCCAAGGACATTGACATTGCCGATTTCGGCGATGCTTACGCCATCAACCGGTACACCGGCCGGTTCGTTATGGATGAAATGGACATTATCAACGATAGTGTTGGCGCCAACCAAATGATGCCCCAACAAATGGGCGTGTTGGCGGCCGAATTGGTGCCAGACCTAGTTTACAGCGTTCTGCAAACCAACGGTAACCTGAAAGACGGGGTGCCGTTGTTCCATGCCAGCCGTGGGAATTTGGTTTTGGCAAACCCGCTAAGCCTCGAGGGATTGAGCGTTGCCGAGGCAGCGTTGGCCCAACAGACGGTCAAAAACAAATCAGGTCAGGCCAAAGCCAAAAACATGATGGCCGGGTGGTTGATTGTCCCCCGTCGTTTGCGGGGACTCGGAAAGCAGATCACCGCATCGGCAACCGTGGTACACGGCAACACCACAGCAACCGGCAACGTGAACCCCCACGATGGGGAGTACACACTTCGAAGCGATGCCCGCCTCGATATTGGTGTGGTAAATCCAGACACCGAGGTCAAAACGACCGGCAGCGCCAGCACGTACTACGTAGGCGAACAATCCGGCCAAATGGGATTACAGGTTGGCTATCGTCGAGGGACGGGCCGCGCTCCAGCAATTCGAGCCCGGCCACTAACTGGCCCGGGTGAGTTTGGCTACGGTTGGGACATTGCCCACGACGTGGGGATTGGAATTCTCAAAGCCGCCGCGTTGGTTCAATGCCGAGCCTAAACAATCCGTTGTGAAACGCCGTGGACGGGTGCAGAAACAACACCCTCCACGGCGTTTGCTACGGTGTACAGCAGCACACCTTTGTAAGTTTTTGGAATTTAGGGAACCAGTAAAATGGCCAATGAATTGGTAAGGGATTTGGGCGGATTTTCCGGCCGCGAGGAACACACCGCAGCCGCCGCAGGTTTGACCGGTGACATTGTTTTCACCGGTTCAGGCAAAAGCGCCTACGTTTGCCACACTAGCGATTATGCAGCGGGCGACCGCGTGGCAATCACCACCGACGCGTTGGTGCAGGTGGATAGTGCAAGCGCTACCACGTTCGCAGCC